ACCTCAGCCAGCCACATCCTAGGAATATAGTCATACTCTCTTGGGTCCCAAGCTATCTTTTCGCTGGTCCCTATTTCCTTAGTAAATCCCATTTCTAGCATTTCTTTTGCCGCTCTAAGTTTATTCATCTGCATATATATTCTACCCATACCAAAGTATGCGTCTGGATACCACGGCCTTAGCGCTAAAGACTCCAGCTCAGACTGCAACGCCCTAGCCGTGTCTCCCATATTTATATAGCATTGAGCTAATCTGTGCCACGCAGTAAATCTTTCCTCCTCTGAACCAGAAACGCCCAAGAAGTGTAGATATAAATCTATAGCGCTCTCAAATTTACCGGTGCTTAGATAACAATTGGCAAGGTTCCAGTAGTTTCTTGGGTCGTCTGGGTCTCTTGATAATGCAACCTCAGATATCTCGGTATTTCTTTTAGCCGCTCTTTGTATTCTTGCCTCGTCAGTCAAATGTATAACAACCATATCTTTATTGAAATCTTGGGTTATCATTCTCTGCGGCTCGAAGTCCTCATGCAGTTCCTCGTTATCCCACAGCACACACCCATCGTGTCTGATAATCCTACTCTTTGGGTGTTCGGTGTCGAGCATCCCATTACGGCCATAATGATAATTATAAGTTAAATTTAATACATCTATAGCGTTCTCGCTCATTCTTGTTGCTGCTTCATGTATAAGGTGCGGATTTCTCCATACATCATCTGAGTCAGTCCAGACTATATATTTGAACCCTTCTGGTACCTGGCTAAAGTTGAAGTTTCTTGCTTCTGCAAAATTCTTATTCCACTTAAAATGAGATACAACTGCCCCATATTTTTTGGCAACCTCATTAAACTTCTCATTTTCTCCGGTTATAGTAAGGTATATCGCGTCAACGTGTTTAGCCAACCCATCGGTATCCTTTAGGTCTATATTTTTGTGTTCTTCCAATAGCTGGTCTGGCCTTGCAACTCCACCTAGGCACCTATCTAAAAGCTCAGCCTCTTCGTCTGTTGGAGCGACTATCATACAAAGAGCTATTTTTAAATTATCCATATTATATCTTTTTTGCCACAACAAACTGTGGAAAATTTTTGATTACCCACGACCACTCATCCATTTCTTCTTTTGTCATCGGATTTGACTGAGATAAAAATGCCGGGTCTTTTACTAATAGGTTAAATCTATTCATTAATGTTTCTGGAAATTTGAATACCAATCTCTGTCTTTGCTCTTTGTCTGCAGCAAAGTCGTTAGCTATTAGCTCTCTCTTTTTATCCATTATCTTAGCGAACTCCTGCATTTCTCTTCTATACTTTTTCTCGTATATAGCTATAATTGCCCGTATTAGGTGCTGTCTTTCTGATTCGTGTTTATACTTGGAAATTAACTCAAGAAAAACCTCGCGAAAAATATCGTTAGAGAATTTAGACTCTTGAGCAAATTCCTTTAATGATTTTTTTGTCATTTTATATTTAATTTGTTGAGTACCCTTAAGCTCTTTCCACTTCAGGTGGGCTCGGAAAGAGTTTACCACCCGAAGACTTAAAGGATTATTTGCCCGTCAAGGTTTAATCCTTGTCGAAGCCTGCAAAGTACCAGTTGCTGTTTCTGTTCTTAACTTCGAGAGTTAAGTCACCTACAACAGCTCTGAAGTCGTAATCGCCAGCTCTTTGGAGAGTTGTGTCGATAAACGGCCTTCTGAGGTATGCAATCTTCAATTTTTCAGGGCGTACTGCCAAGACATTGCCAGTTGAATCAACACTCTGTTGTACATATCTATGATAATGTATGTTCAGTCTGCCGAATGAGGTGCTATAGACATCGATTGTATTCAATATCTCTTTAGCATCTACTGTAACCAGCGTGTTTGACTTGTTGGAGAAACCATCGATGACGTTGCGTAAGAACGAACCTACGAAAAGGTCGGTCGCCACATCACCATTGGAGTTATCGGTATTATCCTTCATAGCTCCATTAAGAATGGAGGCTGCAAAGGCAGTTCCTGAAGCGTGAAGGGAATAGTTGGTTGAGCGAGAAATCGCTTCCAATATACCACTCATCTTCGGGATTGTACCGGAAGCTCCAGAGACGAGCGTTGACCTAACAACGTCGAATTCTGCAGCATTTCCCCAGTCGGCCAAAGCCTTGGTTGTCTGGCGTGCTAACTCATCCTCGCCATAGTAGTGCTGAACCAATTGCTGGGTTCTGTCTACTTTGAAAGGAATGGCAACTTTCTCTACAATGTTAGTCGTAAGAGTAGTTGTCGTTCTTGTCAGCGCTGTGAAGTCTTCAGCTTCTGCAACTGCAGCCGAGGCTGCGGTGCGAAGGGTGTCGGTCAGCAAAGAGTGAACTGTGCTGATTGCGACTGACTTTCCAAGGTTGGAAAGGAACCAATCTTCTCTGGCGGTCAAAATTTCGACCAGTCCGAGAACATCCTGCTTTATTCCAGTATCGCCATATGTACGTAATATTTCATCTGCCACGGTATTTAACTAGACTTGACTATTTGTGAAGTCCAAGAGCCGTAACAAGGGCGATTTTGTCGTCTTCGTTACCGCTTTTGAGAACTTTCGCTCCCAAGTCCTGAACTTTCTTCTGGTCAAATCCAATTCTGTTACTTGATGTAACCACTGGGCTTTTCTTAGACTCCTCCTTTGCCTTAGCTTCAACTAGGGGCTTAAAGGGAGACTTCTCGAATGCTTCGAGTTGAGAGATTCCTTTTTGTTTTGCAACAATGGCAATCTCTTCCTGAACGTCAGCTGCGTAAGGATATTTTGCCAGAAGGTCAGCACGGTCAAGGCGAGCCTTGAGTTCGTCGACTTCCGCGTTTGTTTTTTCAAAACGTGCATCCTCCACGGGGAGTTCGGGTTGTACAGACTTCTTAACTGGAGCTACTACCTTGGCCGGAGCCGGAGTAGTCGCTTGCGCAGTTAATGATTCTGCCCAAAATTTCTTAGCTTCTTCGATTGTCTGTCCTTCATTAGATGCCCACTTCTCTACGAACTTGTCGAAGAGCTGAGCATTTTCCCTAGCCTTCGCGACAGCTTGGTCGCCAACTAGGCTGTTGAGATTAGAGAGTGTTTTCTTAACATCTTCGATGGAGTCGAATTTGCGTCCGAGAACACCTTCTACCAACGATAGTACCTCCTTATTAGGGTCGGTAACTGAAGAAGAATCCTTTTGGGTAGCAACATCTGAACCAGAACCTCCCTGTTTGGTTTCCTCAACTGAGGATTCCTTGGGCTTTTGTTTTGCAATAGCCTCCGCAACCCGCTCTTTGATTAAATCATCGAGTGTTACCTCTTCCGAAGCTTCACCAGTTGTATCAACCGAGGGGTCGGTTTGATTAGGTTTGTTATCTACTTCCATTTTTTTTGCGACGATATTTGTATATAATCGCTTTTAAAAAACCTTTAATTGGACTCGCTCGACCAACATTGATTGTCGAATCCTGTTGGGACCCAAGAAGGGTCCCTACAGCATGCGGCAATTATTCCTCTACCCTATATAATTCTAAGACCTCTGGCTTCTCTATGTCTCTTTGTTTTTCTAATAATGTTCTGCTAACCTCTCCGTCTGAAATATGCTCTGATATTAATTTCTCTATATTCTCTAAATACTCAGCAGCCGTAGCCCTGGCCTCAACAACAATTTCTGCCTTCTTGTTAGACGCTAAAAGACTCTTCTTTATATCTCTTATGTCAGTAAGGCCCCTAACCATACTATCTATAATCGGCTTAACAACATCGTTCCATCCTTTTGAATTTAAAAGATTCTTCGCTTCTTCGCCAAGTGTTATTCTTTTTTGGTGTTCTAATAACTGTTCGTTATTCATATTTATGCTTTATCTCTGTGCATTTTACCTTTCCCAGCCGCATTAAGGGCTATGGCAATCATCTGGTCGCGGCCCCTTTTCTTTCCCTTTTCCTTTTTGGCATTCTCCTTATATAATTTTCTTATATTTGCTATGAAATTTTTTGTTAATGGCATATTATTGTGTCGGCGGCGTAACTAGGCCACGTGGAAGGCCACCTTCTATCCCGCCAGATATTTGTGGACTCATTCCTCCTATTTGAGGCATTCCAGCGGCATTTTCCATCGCAGTCCCCTCCGTTGGCATGCCTCTTGGTAATTGTTTTAATAATCTACCGGCTTGTGATGCTTGTCCCGATAATGCTGGTACCTGAGCTTCTTTTAAGAAGAAGTTTCCTCTTAATCCCATTAGATTTAATATCTCATTGAATATTGCATCTGAGTCAAGTCTTGACGCAACCGGCAATCTACTGAATGATATTAACATATCTCTCAACTGTTGTACCGCTACTACACGATTGAATTTCTCATCTGTCAAGTGTACCTCAACATCAATATCTCTATCAAATATCTTCTTAAAGTATGAGGCGAACCTATTACTTCCCTGCTTGCTAAGCACCTTTTTCTGCTGTGCCATAAAGTCTGCCTTCTCGCCTTCTGTTGGCAGGAATCCGCTATTCTCAATATAGTCCCGCTCCCAAGCGTCCACTCTATTGTCTATAATAGCCTCGTCTATTGCTTCTAATGCCTTTGCTTCTCCCGTGATTCTTATTATATCTCCAGATTTCATTATATTTTGTATTGTCGGGATATATTGGTTTACTATCAATCTTTCAATCATCATACCAATGCCCTCTTGGATAAGAACAAACGTATCTCTTATATTCCTGTCCTGAGTTAATGTAGCCGTAGCAGAAGCAGAGGCTCTTCCGGCTTCGCCCCTATTAATATCGAATGCTCCAGTTACCCTATCGGAATAAAGATTAACCCTATCTTCATCTGTATAAGATGACTGCCTATAGTCATTGGTCTGTAGCTGCTTGACATCTCTATTAATATCTGTTACAGGCAACCCGCCGCCAGCAACCATAGAACTCATCATGTCTGGAGTTAATCCAGAGCCTTTCCTTATTAAAAATATACCGTTTTGTAAAACTCTGTTATTTGTCTTTCTTGTGTTAACTATTTCATTTGAATATTCTTGTAATCCAAATAACATTTCAGCGATGCCCCTACCGAACCACCTTCCATCTACTCTCTTATACCAGCCCTCTTCATACGGCTTTAACCCATCTGCTCTTGGATTTTCTCTTATTATGTGAATGACGCCTGCCCCACGATTACCAGATGCAACTATGTGCCCCTCTGCCCACTTATCATCATCATTATGATTCTTTGTAACCCAAGACTTCTTTATTTTACCCCACCTTTCCCACACCTCTAGATAGGGGACCTTTCCTCTTCTGCTTCCGAAAGTATCTAACACATTGGGGGCTATAGTAGAGAACGATGCTGCGTCTATATTTTCCCATACCTCTGAATAATCTTCCATATCTGCTTGGGTCATTAGGCTTCTTTCTATTATTGCCGGAGCCTCCTGTATGCTGTCTACGCCTGGGTCAATCCAGATGTTTAATAAGTCAACTATCTTTGACTTTATCATCTTTTTACCAGTCCTCTTATCAACACATTCGTATGTCTTTACGACAACGGTTCCATCTCTGGCCATTGCCCTAATTAGGTCGTTAAGTAGTTGGCCAAATCCCATTTTCTTCATATACATTAATAAGGCCGCCCTTACCAATGCTACCACTTGGGTACTGTCTGGTGTTCCTGGCTGTATTAAAACATCTTTCGTATCTAAGTCAACACTCTTAACTACAGACTCCACAGACCACTCAGTAAGCGGTATCCATGTTTTATCTGCGCCAGTTGTTTCGTCTTGTGGGCTATCAAAGATACCATAATAGAACTTGCGGGCCTTCTTAATCACGTTTCTCATTAAATAAGAAATCTTTTCTGTAAGATATACAGATTCATCATCCCATTCGGCTCTCTCTTGGTTAATTGTATTTAAAGCTTCCTGCTCAAATTCGTCGGGATAATACCCAGTGAATTTAGGAGCAATATTATCTGTACTAGTTCCTCCGAATACGTTTGGCATAGTTATTTATAGTTTTTTAGAGCAGCTCTGATAATCAGAGGTTGTTCAACGTCTGGAGCTGCTTCTTTTTCTCTCATATTAGCAACGCCAATATCCCAATTATGTTGCGACTGCTTCGCATCTTCGCTTCTTCCAAGCCTCCTGAAAACGTCAATCAGGATTCCCTCTGATAATACATTTAGGAAATCCTTTGGCAGGCTAGGAATTGCCGCACTACTAGTCATTTCGCTTGGTCTTTTAATCCAATATATGTAAAGTCCGCTAGATACGTTTTCAGTTGGGACTGGAGCCAACCATACTGACCTATCCTTAAACCAATATTTCGGGTCTGCCGTATCAAACGTATTATTAATATCAGAATCTGCTATCGTTGGGTCGGCATTCTGCTGTATTGATATTGGGTCAGCTACTCTTGCTCCGCTGCCATAATTTACTTCCACTCTCTGCAATTTGACAAGTCCTCCTCCATATGTCGTAGATGTATCATCTATTGGTAAGGAATATTCTCTCTGATTGGCAACCAAATTGGCCGCTGATATTTCCGCATATAAATCCTCATTAAGGTCTATCAATTCTCTCACCATAAGAAGATAGTATTTGTTAGCCATGCGCAATAAATCTGCGTCCGCTAACGTATTTGAGTCTTTGCCGGCTATATATCTTACGTCTGAGTAAACGTCGGCAAGTGTTTGAAAAGATGATGACATTTATTAAAATTAGAATTACCTCTATACTTATTATACCATATTATAGATAAAATTTCAATACCTACCCATATTTATGGGCTCTTGGGCGCCAGATTCTACTACTCTCTAGGCTGTCTTCTAGCGGCTCGTCGTTAAGTTTCCAACAAGCCAGAGCTAAACTATTTACGCAATCGTCCTTCTTAGATGAGCCATAAATAAGCTTTTTACTACTAGAGAAGTGATAGGTAAAGGAGCGGATTTCATTAATAAGCTGTGGGATTCTCGGGATAGATATTCTTCTTCTGTCAAACAGTATGCCAAGCTTGTCTATGAGTAGATTCTTCTTTGTATTAGTATATTTAAATTCTGTATCTACATTTACGCCTATATCTGATAATGACTCCACAAACATATCTCCGCCATTACCAGTAGCGTCTAATATTATTTCTGCTCCATTATAAAGGTCTGATATATCTTTAACTTTGCTTCTCATAAACTCCCAGGATAGATTGTTTACGCGATAGAAGGCCACCATTCTATGATTCATCCTATCTATAACAGACACGACTGTAAAATCTTCTACTTTCGCTATGTCAACGCCCATAAAATAAAGGTGTCCTGAGATTGGGGGCTCTCCCCAATTATTCACGTCGCTTATTTTTGCATCAAAGACACACTTCTCAAAGTCCTTAAATCTTTGTCCAGCACCTTCTTGAAAGACTGAAAGATATTCCTGTTTCCAGATATCTGGGGGAGTGCTTTTTTTAATGCCTTGTAACTCAGCCAAGCTAATTGTTGGATTATTAGAGCCGATAACATTTCCCATCTCATCTTCTACGGCAGTTGGGGAAACAAAAGAAATATAATCAGGATTTTGTAGCCTCCCCTCTGGTGTCCCCTTTAAATAGACATCATAAAACCAATTAAATCCAAATGGGTTTGAAATAAAAAATGCTCTACCATTTTTATCCATTAAGTTCGGGCGGATATATCCATCCCATATCCCCTCATCTAGGCGACTAGCCTCGTCTATAATTGCCAAATCCAATCCCTTACCTAGTAATCCAGCGGGATTCTCTCCGGTCTTTGTCCACAATTTAGAATTAGTAGTTTTATTTTCTATAATATGCTCATGCTTATTAACTCTGAATGGCCCCTGGTCTCCGGCAAAATATCTATCTATCCACAAATCTAAATATTCCCAGATACGCGAAGTAAGGTCATGTGTCGGAGCGATAATCCAGACTGAGTGGTCTGGTATAAACAATTCTCTTATAGCTAGATAAGATGCAAGGATAGTGTTATGTGTGGGGATAAGATGCCTCCCTATGAGAAATAAATGTGTTGGGTTGTCCACCATTAGGCACTGTGTCCTCACGGATTCGGTAGGCTCTACTGAGACTATAAATCTTCTTTTTATATCGGGCTTTCTTCTCCCCTGCTGTCTTTCTATCTTTCTGGTAAGCCTGAATACTGGCAACGATGTGGTAAGGTGTATTCTATATTTTTTGCCTACGGTTATGCCGTATATTTTCGCATCTCCGACATGCATAACTGGTTTTATCCCCATAGAAAGTATAAGGTCGAAAACATCCTCGGCAAGCTTCTTAGACGTAGAGGTATATTCACAACTTCCAGACGTGTCGACATAACCACCTGTATCCATGAGCCCCTGCAACAACTCTAATCTTTGTTCTGCGGATGCGGTCTTGTAGATATGCGGTATGTGCTTATTTTTAAAAACACCAGTTTTTCTTAATATAGAATTTAATGATTCGTCTCTAGATTTTTGGCTAGAATCTCCATGTATATAATAAGTAGAACATGCTGCGCTATCTGACTTACCCGTTTTCCTCACTTCTTTGCCATTCTTTTTAGCGAAGCCATAAATATATCTTACTATTTCGTCGTCTGCTGTTGTTATCGCAAACCCGTTAGAATTTCCGTCCCCAAGCCACAGACCAAAGGCATACGGCTCTATGGGCAATTCTTTTTTCTCAAACCGGATAGGTTCGGTTACTGGAATAGAATAATTAGTATATGTATTCCCATCTTTATACGTGAATTTAAGATTATCACATAATTCTTTGGTGGTTAATTTCTGTAATTTAGCTGTTGTGTTTTTAGTCCTTGCGGTATATTTTCTATATTTGAAATCTTCTACCAACCAATCGTGCGTATCACTCGTGACTATCTCCGCCCCATCACTAAATACGACACGATAACAATCCCTGCCAGTATATACTTCGCTTTTATATAAGACCCTCACAGGGGTCCCCTTCTCGGAAAATACATAATCTCCTACTTTAATATCTATAAGCTTCTTGAACCCAGCAGTAGTTAATACCGGAGTATTAATATCAGCGTCTTTCCCCAAGCGCTTCCCACCGACTACCGTAGTAAACCTCCCCATATTCTTAAGTATGTCGCGTTGAACAGGATGAGGATAAAATCCTATCTGTTTTTTTATCTGACTAAGGTCTAGTTGCTTCATTTGTTGCGGGGACGGGATTCGAACCCGCGACCTCTGGGTTATGAGCCCAACGAGCTACCACTGCTCTACCCCGCTATAAGTCTTAATCTATGAGGCGAAGAAAATAGTATATTAGAAGTTAATTATCTTACCCCCTATACGATATGCCCCGCTGGTAAAATTCGATACCGTTATTCCAGTGACTGTATATGTACAATCACCGACTCCGCTACTCATGCATCCTGTCGTTGTTGTATATGGAGTTCCGGTTGAGACAGCGTCGAATGTCGCTGGACCAGTAAGATATGTAACGTTCGAATTATTCCAGACAATCTCATACGGGCTTCTCCACGGTGCTAGTGGAACATATTCTCTATCAATCTTATGGATAATTATCAGAGCAACCTCCCTAGCTTTATCATCCACTTTTTGCCTCTCTTCAATCTTATCTAATCGACCGGCTTTCAAATCGTCTAAGTCTTTTTTAAGTAGACGGATTTCTTCATCTACTTCTTCCTTCTTCTTACTTAGAGAATCAATCTTCTCTAAATACTTCTGTACTATTTTCTTAACGAACTCTACTTGTTTTTCTTGAGCCTCTTTTTCGGCGGACTCAAATGCCTTTTTTATTATTTCTTTTTCCATAGTAAGGACTATATCTTCGCCCCATGGAATAAGACTTATGCCTTGCCTATTTTTGCCTCTTCCATTTCTACCCTTCCAATTCTATGGTCTATATCCGGGAAGTCATCGTCTGACTCTTTATATACTGTTTCAACAATTTCTCTGACCTTTGTTTCTGTCTGTATTTTATCAGTAAACATAGCTTGAGTTTTCCCCATTAATTCAAGAAGCCTTGTCTTCTCATGAATAGATGCCTCTTCATCGTTATAAAGTTTAAGCATCTCCTTCTTTACAAAATCTGGAGTTATGTCTTCGAATGTCATGGCCGCTACCAGGTCCGGCGCTTTCATCCTTATTCTCCTAAGTAACTGATTGGCTAATGCGGCCACCCTGTTTTTCTCTAATACTGGATTACCATAGCTTTTTGTTTTATACACACTCTTATATGCCTCCTGCATATTGCCGGTTGTAGAAAGTGCAAACATAAATTTACGCTCCTTCAGTGTTATCCTATTTTTTTTCTTCTCTTTATCGTAGGGTCTCCAATTCGGACTTACGCCCTTAGTCGGTATATATCCCTCCCACTTCTGCTTTTCGACATTCCACT